AAAATGCTATTTTCAATTTCACTATTCCTACTGGCGCTACTGGCGCTGCTGGCACTAACGGTGCTACTGGCGCTGCTGGAACTAACGGTGCTACTGGCGCTGCTGGAACTAATGGAACTAATGGGACTAATGGTACTAATGGTACTAATGGTGCTGCGGCAACAATTGCTGTAGGATCAGTTGCAACTGGAGCGGCAGGTTCATCTGCGACCGTTACAAATGGCGGTTCTTCATCCGCAGCTATATTTAATTTTTCTATTCCTCAGGGTATTGCGGGTACAAATGGTACAAATGGTGCTGCTGCAACTGTAGCAGTTGGATCCACAACGACTGGTGCTGCTGGCTCTTCTGCTTCCGTTGTTAATGCTGGTACTTCTTCTGCTGCAACTTTTAACTTCACTATCCCACAGGGTGCTGCTGGTACAACTGGCACAAATGGCACAAATGGCACAAATGGCACAAATGGTGTAGCAGGTGCAGCTGCTACAGTTACAGCTAATTCAACTACTACTGGTGCTGCTGGCTCTTCTGCTTCTGTTGTTAATGTTGGTACTTCTTCTGCTGCTGCTTTTGATTTCACTATCCCGCGTGGCGCTACTGGCGCTGCTGGCACTAATGGCACTAATGGCACTAATGGTACTAATGGTACAACGCCTGCTGTTACTATCGGTACTGTTACTACTGGTGCTGCTGGTAGTCCTGCTTCTGTTTCTAATACGGGTAGTACTTCTGGTACTGGTGTTTTTAACTTTACTATTCCTACTGGCGCTACTGGTGCTGCTGGCACAAATGGCACTAATGGCGCTACTGGCGCTGCTGGAACTAATGGGACTAATGGTGCTGGGGTTATTGCTGGTGGTGCGATTAATCAGGTTTTAGCTAAGAATAGTGCTACTGATTATGATACGAAGTGGATTACTCTTGCTGGTGGTGGAGATCTTGTTTCTACTAACAACCTTTCTGATTTAACTAATTTTAGTAATGCTAGAACTAACCTTGGTTTAGGTACTGCTGCGGTGGCTAATACTGTTGATTTTGCCAGTGCAGCGCAAGGATTGCTTGCTGCTAACGCCCTAATCAAATCTAATAATCTTAGCGATCTTTCTAATACTATTGCTGCACGCAATAACCTTGGACTTGGCAATGCTGCTTTAGCTAATACTGATATTTTTGCTACGTCTGGACAAGGTACTTTGGCTACGAATGCTGTACCAAAATCTTTGTTTACTCTTAAAGGATTAATGATAGTAGGTACTGCTACTGCATCAACTCCTGTAGGTGTTTCAGTGGGAACTGATGGTCAAATATTTGTTGCTAATTCTTCTGCTACTGCTGGAGTATCTTGGGTTAATGCTGATTATGCTACGAGTGCGCAAGGTTTACTTGCAGCTAATGCTTTAATTAAGTCAAATAACCTTAGCGATCTTTCTAATACTACGGCTGCGCGTAATAACCTTGGACTTGGTAATGCTGCATTAGCTAATACTGATATTTTTGCTAATGCTGCTCAAGGCACTTTAGCTGTTAATGCTGTACCAAAATCTTTGTATAGCGCAAGGGGTGCAATAGTAATTGGTAATGCTACAAGTACAGCTATAACTCTTATTGCTGGCACTAATGGTCAATTGCTTTATGCTAATAGCTCTGCTGATGCTGGGGCAACATGGGTTACGCCTAATTATGAGGTCGCTGGTGCTGCTGCTGCTGCGCAGGCTGCGGCTATTGCAGCTTCTCAACCTCTTGATGCTGACTTGTCAAATATTGCTGCTTTGACTACTACTTCGTATGGTAGATCATTTTTGACTCTTGCTGATGCTGCTGCTGCACGATCTGCTCTTAGTTTAGGCACTGCTGCTTCAAATGCTGCTACCGATTTTGCTACTTCTGGGCAAGGTACTTTAGCTACTAATGCTGTGCCAAAATCTTTGTATAGTGGGAAGGGGGCTTTGGTAATTGGTAATGCTACTAGCGTACCTACAACTGTTGTCACTAGCGCTACTAATGGTCAGTTATTGTATTCTAATAGTGCATCAGATGTTGGTGTAACATGGGTTACTCCTAACTATGAAACTGCTGGCGCTGCTGCTGCTGCTCAAGCTGCTTCTCAACCTCTTGATGCTGATCTTACTGCTATTGCTCTTTTGAGCACTCAATCATATGGGCGTTCATTGCTGACTTCGGTTGATGCCGCTGGGGCACGATCTGCTCTTATTTTAGGGACTGCTGCGTCAAATGCTGCTACCGATTTTGCTACTTCAACACAAGGTTCTACAGCAGATAATGCTGTTCCAAAATCTTTGTTTGGTGGAAAAGGTGTATTGATAGCTGGAACTTCTACTGGCTCTGCTCCTGCGAATGTTGCTGTTGGAACTAATGGTCAAGTTCTTATGGCTAACTCTTCTGCAACTGCTGGTGTTTCTTGGGCTGCTGCACCATCGGGCGGTACAACTTCTGTTTCTATTACTGCTTCTGAAACTATTGCTAATGGTGATTATGTTAATGTTTTTAGTAATGCAGGAGCTTTTAATGTAAGGAAAGCTAGTGCAATTACTGCTGGTAAAGAAGCACACGGATTTGTTTTAGTTGGTGGTGCTGGCGGTACTGCTGTCGATGTTTTTATGGAAGGTGTCAATAGCGCTGTTACTTCTCAAACACCGGGTACTGTGTATCTTGGTACTGCTGGAGCCGGTGCTAATTCTGCTCCTACTGCTTCTGGTAGTTTTGTTCAGCGTATTGGGGTTGCGTATTCTGCAACTACTGTTTATGTCATCCCTTCGATACCAGTTGTGTTGGCATAGTTTTGGTATATGCTATTTTAATTTGAATATTTTAGTGTTATAATAATTTTATATGGTTAAGGAGATATTGTGAGTACTGTTGAAGCTAATGTTTATGGTTTAGATTTTCTTTCTGCGTATCCTGATGCGAAGTTGATTAAATCTCGTGGTGTTAAGTTTGTTGCTTGTTATCTTAAAAATTGGGATAAAATAAAAATTGCTGAGTATATGGCTAATGGTATTCCTGTTATCCCTATTGGTGAGGTTTCTACTACTAGAGCGGAGGATGGTGCTACTGCTGGTACTATTGATGCTGTTCGTTGGATTAAGAGTGCTCAGGATTTTGGTATTCCTAATGATAATAGTGTTCCAATTATCATGACTCATGATAGTTCTAAGTGGACTGATGCTTGTGCAGATTATTTTGTTGCTGCTGAGAAAGCTGTTCGGGCTGGCGGGTTTCTTTTTGGTATTTATGGTTCTAAGAAAGCTGTTGATGCTTCAAGAGCTAAGGGTGCTGCTTTTGATCTTATTTGGGCTACTAATGCTTATGCTTGGGGTGGCGGTCGTCATCCTGATGCTCATGTTTGGCAGGGTGGTCATGGTAATGTGAATAGGTTTTTTAATCCTATGTGGAATGGGACTCCGCTTGATGTTTCTGGGATGGGTAGTATTGATACGAACGTATCTAAGCGTCCGTTCCCTGCATGGCTCTATGTTGCCCCTGTGGTGCCACCTAAGCCAATTAAACCGAAGCCGCCTAAGCCAACACCGCTTCCCCCATTTGATCCTGCTAATGGGCTTTTTAGCTTGTATCCTCTTGCAAAGAAACCAACTATGAATAAAGGTTCTATCGGGGATATTGTGAAGTATCTTCAGGGTGTTATTCTTTATAAAGCTGGGGGTAACATTTCTGTTGATGGATCATTTGGTCCTCAAACAGATAAAAGAGTTAGAGATCTTCAAAAGTTTTTTAAACTTACTGTTGATGGTGTTGTTGGCCCGGAAACTTGGGGTGTAATAGATTATCTTGCAGTGCATTAACTTTTATTAATCACAGTCTTGTTTCAAATCCCTTTTGGGGTATAATTAGTACATATGTCTTATGCATTGAAAATCTTTAATTGGTCTTGTTTTTCTGTGCGTAGTAAATCTTGCAAATGTGGTTGCAAATGTTCTGATTATTGTGATTGCGGCTGTGAAGAGTGTGACTGTTAAGGTGTGTTATGGATACTATTAAAATAAATAATAGTAAGACTCTTACTCTTACTTTACCTTCTGATCCTACTTCTAATATTGTTACTGTTGATCTTTACCATGATCTTGGAGATACTCTTGTAAAAACTGGTGTTTCTGCTACCAAGGTTTCTACTGGTGTTTACACTGTTACTTTTGGTCAGGAGTCTTCAGGTATTTATATTTTGAGTTCTGCTGGCGTATATAAAGCTAAGTTTACTTATACTATGTCTGGGGTTTCGTATTCTCAGTATCAGTATTTTAATGTTTATACTCCTTATACGGATTCGGAAACTTTTTTTGAAGAGTACCCTGAGCTTATTACTAAGTTTCAAGATGTTTTTGATAAGTTTGAATTGCGAGTTCGTAATGTTATAAATACTTATTGTGGTCAAGCTTTTGACTATTATGAAAATAAAACTATTACTGTTGATGGTAATAATCATACTATGCTACATTTGGATTTACCTATTGCCTATTTAAATAAGGTAACTATGAATGATGGGTATACTGACTCTCTTGTTATTTATGATGTTACTAACCCTTCTTACAATGTTATTGAGAGAGTTCGTGAATCAAGTAATTTTGAAAGTTCTTATTATTTAAGGTTTAAGTCATCAATTATTGAAACTAATCAAAGTAGATTGATTGCTAATAAATTTAAGTCTGCTAATTCTTATAAGATTGTTGGGGATTTTGGTTGGAGATATGTCCCAACTAATGTAAAGCAAGCAGCTAATCTTCTTATTGCTGACATTATGAATGACGATTCAGAGTATCGTCGTCATGGTATTAGTAGCATCAGTATGGATACTACTACGTTTAGTATGAGTAATAGATTCTATGAGACTACTGGCAATATTGACGCTGATGTTCTTTTGATGGACTATATGATGTTCATTATGGATTATATAGTTTAATGTCTTACGGTACTTTTATAAAGTTTCATCATACTATTGAACTTTATAATAAAGTGGAGACTATTAGCCCTGCCGGTCAAAAAGTTCATACTCTTTCGTATGTTGATACGATTCCTTGTTTTGCTCAGTGGTCTAATTCTTATGCTTTGAATAATCCTTATATTGCTAATATTGAGCAATTAGATATTTTTATTCCTAAAGATTATTTAAGATTTTTAAATTATGATATTAGAGTTAAGAATATAAAAGATCGTTATGGTGAAGTTATTGAGGGTTCATATTATGAAGTTACTGGTATTGAAAAAAAGATGCAGTTTACTGGAAAATTAAATCATGCTAAAGTTTCTTTAAAGAGGGTGATTGAGAATGGGCCTTGAAATTAAAACTAAAATTAATGTTGGTCAATTTGGTGATCCCCTAAATCATTTTAATCAAGTTGCTGATCACTATGGTCGTCTTTCACAGAAGATTGTGGAAGCTAATGAGAGGGCACTACTTGCCTCTGTGGGCGATATAGAGCGAGATTTGGTAAGAAGAGGTCGTGGTGGCAAATACTTAAGTGTGGAAGTAAAAAAATCCGGCCCATCAGGGTTAAGTGTTAGGATTTATCCTAGGAGTAGCGGTGGGTCTAGTACTCATATTGCTCGTATATTCATGAATTCTGAAGAAGGTCTTACTGGTCGTAAGGCTTATGTTCTTAGAAAAAAGCGTGGATACGTTATTTCTCATAGTTCTGGTATTTGGAGTGCTGGTGATTTCATTGCTGCACCTGTAAGAATTCCTGCTATTGGCGCTTATGCTTTTTCTGGAAAAACTGGTGGATCTCATATTCCTATTCATAAAATGGCGCATGATGCTATATCAAATAATCTAAATAAACAACATAAGACTTTATTAAAGCGGGTTAAGTAGTATGGCTACTATTAGTGTTTATGATATTAACAATTATATAAAAGCTAATACTTCTATTACGACTTTGGCTGGTAAAACTATTGAAATTTATCCTACTCTTGGATATGCTGATACTAATTCTCCGTTTATTGTATATTATTTTTCTCCATCCATACCATCTGTTGAATCTTGGTGGATGAGGAAAGATCTTATACTTTATAGTATCTATGATGTGGATATGGATCGTATGTTGAATATTGGTGAAGTTATGATAAGTCTTTTAAGTAAAGGTGACGAGATTGCTGGTGCTGGTGGTGTCACTGGTACTAATACTAGGATTCTTTCAGCGGAGTTCGTTAACTCTTTTGTTGAAGCACCTTCTGAGCGAGATGGTTGGTATAGGATGGATCTAGAGTTCAATATCTACCATGTTAAAAAATAATTGTGGTATTATGTATAATATGAATTATGTTACAATTACATATGTAGGCAAAAACCCCGGATTCATAGCTAGAGTTGATTCTAAGGTTTATGAGTTTGAATGGAATAAAGGTCTAGGGATTGGGAATCGAATTGATGAAGTTCGCCCAGTCCATGTTAAAAGAATTGCTAAATGGCGAGATAAAAAAGGCAAAAGAATTTTTGTCTGTGAATAGGAGGATTTTATATGCCCGGTGCAGCTAACGTAGTAACTACCAACATTGTTGTTGGTGAAGCAGAAATTAAAATAGGTCCGTCCAATTTGACTGCAACTCAGGCATCGTTTGATTCGATGACTTCGGTTGGAGCAACTCAGGGTGGTGTTGAGATTCAGTGGGCACCAGATATGGTGGACATTGAGATTGATCAGTTCGGTGATGCAGCTAAGATTATTCAGTCAAAAGTTAAGGTTACTTTGAAGACAACTCTTGTTGAGGCAACTTTGAATAACCTTGCTATGGCATGGAACTATGATAATACCGCTAACGGTACTTATTTGTCGTCTAACAACCTTGATGGTGCAGGTACTAGCACATTCAAATTTGGTATTCAGAGCGTTATCCCAGTTGAGAAAGCTATTCAAGTGAATGGTTATGCACCGGGTAGCAACTCTACGGTTATCAAGTATCGTAAGTTTAACGCTAAGAGAGCCATTTCTATGGATGCCTCTTCGATGAACTACAAGCGTGCTGAGGCTTCTGTGTTCAGTGTTGTGTTCCGTATTTTGCCTGTTGTTAGTGATACTAACTACGAGTATGGCAAAGTTATTGATCAAGTGTAATTTGTTTTAATTTTTAACGTAAAAAGCCTCAGGTGTGATATACTACACCTGAGGCTTTTTGCCGTTTATATATAAAAAGGATGATCAAAATTGGCTAATAAAGATTTACATGCTGGACAAGAGATTAAGTTTGCGGATGGTAAAATTCGGACTATCCGTCCATTGACTATTCGTCAACTTCGTAAGTTCATGAAAGTTGCTAATACTATGAAGACTACTGAAGAGGGTTCCATGAGTGATGAGGATATTGATAAGATGATTGAATCTGCTGCTATTGCTTTAATGGCAACTGATCCTGATCTTGCTGCTGACTCTGATACTTTGGAAGACATTCTTGATTTGAAGACGTATAGTCTTCTTATGAGTGCTGCAATGGGTAACGACCCAAACTGATAACTAGCAGTAATGGATCTGACGGCGTAAGTTGGGATGATCTTTTATTGCTTAAGTATGAAGCAGAAGTTTTTGTGCAAGTTGGTGCTTGGAAAAGTATTTTGGAGTTAGAAAATAATCTAACTTTAGAAGAACTTTTTTTATTGAGTAGGGCTTGTTCTAATGAATTTGTTAAGCAAGTTAAAATTTCTGCTATGGCTTCTGGTGGGGAAGTTGATTTTGATGATGATTGGTATGATCCTACTCCTCCCATTCCAGTTATGCCTATTGCGGGTAATGATTTGAAATATTTGCCTTTTGGCATTGGTTATGAAACTTAGTTTTGCTTTATCATCAATTAGATGACATAATTATTATTGGTAGGTTATATGGCTTCTGACGATATCAATATTAATGTTAAAGTAACTGGTGTAGAACAACTTTCGGCTTTGAGCCATGCAATGCGCCAACTTAACGTTGGTGTTGCACAGGGTGTTTCAAACGTTACTAATCTAGATGCTCGCGCTACCTCGCTGGGTACGGCTTTGGGCCGTACCAGCAGAGGTGCTAATGATCACGCTAAATCTCTTAGTGCGGTGATTACTAATCAAAAAGCTCTTTCAAAAGAAATGAGCGGCACTAGTCATGATATTGCTGCATTAACAACTGGTTTTGCTAAAAATAGTTATAATGCAAGTGCTAATGCGTCCAGTCTTAAAGCATACAATGAAGGTCTTAAAAGTATTAAGACAAAAGTTTTAAAAGAAGATCTTTCTAGTTTATCTAAGGCTATGATAGCAACTGGTAAGGATTCCCAATATGTTGGGTATTCTATGGTAAAAGGTCTTACTGCTCCTTTACTTATGTTTGGTCGTGTTGGCCTATCTGCTGTTTCTAATGTTGATAAAGAATTAACTCGTATTAACAAAATTCTTGAGAATACTGCGAATAGTACAACTCAAGCTTTTGAAAAGATGGGGATTGGTGTTGGTGAAGCTATAACTCCTGCGCAGCAAGCGCAAGCTGAAAAAATGGTTAAGACACTTAAAGATATGGATACAGCTTTAACTGGTATATCTATGAGATATGGTGTCGCTAGAGAACTTGTTATTAGTATTGCTGGTGATTTTGCCGAGTTGGGTTTGCAGTCAGAAAAAAGTGCTACTTATTTGGCAGAATTAAGTGTTCAGACTGAAAAGCTTGGCGATATGAATATTAGTGGTTCTAAAAATTTAGTTCAAACAATGTATCAAAATGCTACGACTGCCTTGCAAGATAATGCAGATATGCAGGGTATAGTTATTTCTGGGACATATAAGGAAGCTGAAGCTCTTAAAATTGCTACAGGTCAGCTGTATGCGTTTAATGCTATAGAAAATGTTACAGCCTTATCTCTTTCTGATATTGGTAAGGCTTTCCCTGAGGTTGCTGCTACTGCGCAAGCTTTTGGTATTTCTATGACAGAAGTAGCTGCATTGTTAGCTCCTATGAAAGCTGCTGGGTTTGAAGTTGGTGCTTCTGCTACTTCTATTAAAGTTTCTTTGCAGAGATTGAATTCGCCTTCTAAGCAGACTAAAGATATGTTGGATACTTTAGCAAAGACTACTGGAGTTGATTTTCCTGCTGCTGCTGGTATTGGTATTAATAGTATTGATAGATTAGCTCATGCATTTACCACATTACAAAAAAATTCAGAGTATGGTGTTAAGGGAACTTTACAATTTTTTAGTCAAATGTTTGGTACACGGCAAGGAACAAGAATGGAAGTTGCTATTAGAGATATGGCTACTTTTAATACTGAAATTGGCAATGTTGGGAGTGCTGCATATAATTTAACTAAAATTGCTAATGATACAATAAATGCTCAAAATGCTTTAAATGGTTCTACGATACCTGTTATTAAAAGTATGAGCGATATGGCAAATACTGCTAGAGTTGCTGCTTCGCAAGTTGGTCAGCAAATTGAGTATATGGATAGTTTTGGTAAATCTGTTCTTCATACTGTTACTCAAGAAGATATTCAAGCAGCAGCGTTGGCTCGTGGCGCAGTTGCTGCCGCGGTGCTTGATGCTAAAAAGAAAGGTCAAGATTTAATATCCCAGATTGGTAGTCAATCTGGTAGAGTTATTGCTGTTGAGTTTGCTGGTGGTGCAGCAAATATTGATTTAGCTCAAAAAGAGTTGAAGGCTGCTACTGGTACTATTGATACTGCATTGCAAAGAATTAAAAATAATTTTAAACTTGTGGCTGCTCAAATGATGTCGGGTCTTAGACCTGTTCTTGATTTTGTTGATCAGTGGGCTACTAAGATTTCTAATTTTTTCCAACAGATGAGTCCCGGTATGAAAGCTGCCATAACAGGGTTTTTGGCTTTTGTTGCTGTGCTTGGTCCATTAAAAATGGCGGTTGGTGGTGTTCAGGTTGCAGTTGGATTTCTTGCAAATGGATTAATTAGCATTGTGCCGGGGTTAGCTAAGGTTAGTGCTGGTGCTGTAAATGCTAGCAGTCAGCTTATGTATATGAATAAGCCATTGATGATGGTTAATGGTAATCTTACAACTTCTGCTAGTAAATTTGGTATTCTTGTTGCAAAAATGGCTTCTGGTGATGGTGTTATTGCTGGTGTTGTTAAAAAATTTGGGTTGATGACTGGCATTTTGAAAGCTGAGCAAACTGCCCAAGCAGATGTAGCTGTTTATGTTGAAAAAGTGACGTTGGCTAGAGCTAATGAGGCTACTGCCATATCTGCTTCTACTTTTGTTATGCAAGAGAATACGCAAGCTGCTGTTGCTGCTGCTGCTGCTGAGGCTGCTTTGGCGAAAGAAACTCTTTTAGCAGCAGAGGCTCAGGCGAAAGCTGCTGCTGCGAGTGCCCCTAAAGTAGTTGCTCAAGCTATCCCTAAAGTATCTCAAAGGGATATTAGGGCTGCGGAAAGACTTGCTGCTCAAGAAGCGGCTGCTGCTGCTTCAATTCTTGCAGATCAAGAGAAAGCTGCTGCTGCTATTGCTGCTGCTCAAGAAGAAGCTGTTGCTGTTGCTGCTGCGGCTAAAGCTGAAGCTGATGCTGTGATGATTGCTGAAAGAAAAAAGATGTCTATGTGGGCTGAGTCTGCTACTGCTAAGAAGGCATCTGTTGCTGCTCAAGAGGCTTCTGCTGCAAAAATGGCTTTGTTGTCTGCGAGTGTGAAAGATTTTAATACTGTAGCTGAGCCTGCTTTGCCTGTGCATGGCCCTGCTTTGCCTGTTAGAGGTCGTATTCCTAAGGGCGAATTGGGTGCGGGTAGATTTGCTCCTTTGGGTTCTGTTCCTGCTCCTACTGCTGATTTAACTGGTGTTAATACTGCTGCTATTGAATTGCAAACAAAAATGCAACAAGAATATGCTCTTATGCTTAAAGGTGTTGAGGTTGAAAAAGAAAAAATTGTTTTCCTTAGTGCTAAGGAGAATGAGGCTTTGGCTAGATTAAGTATGCAATATAATGTTGCTATTCAAGAAACTAATGAATTAACGAGTATTACTACTGTTTTAGCTGGAGATATGCAAATGCTTTCTTCTGAGGCTATTGCTTCTGTTAATGCTAGTTTGGCTGTAATGAATGGAGAATTTGGTGTAGTTTCCACTCAGGGAATTGCTAATGTTAATACTGGATTAGCAAGTATGATACTTGAAATGAACACTGTTTCTTCTGAGGCTATTACTGGAATTAATACTGGTATTGCTACTATGATTCTTGAAATGAATGGTCTTTCTTCTGAGGCTATTGCTTCTGTTAATTTGGGTATTGCTGATATGATTGCTGCTTCTTCTGCTTTGGGTGTTGAGATGGGTGGGGTTGCTCTTACCACTAATGGCGCTTCTCTTGCTATAGATGGGTTTTGGACTTCTATGGAGTTAGCTACTAAGCAAGAGATGGAAGCTATAATGAGTACAGAGTTGTTAAATCTTTCATTTATAGAGATGGCGGGAGCAGCAGAACTTGCTGCTGGGGCTGTGGGTCTTAATCAGATTGCTTTAATGAGTGATGCTACTGCTGCTGAGGTCGCTGCTGGTGCTCAAGAGATTATGAATGTAGCTATTGCGGAGAGTATTGCTCTTACAGGGGGCGCTGCGGCTGCTGCTGCGGTTTATACTGGTGTTGTTGCTACTGAAGCTGTTGCTATGGAAGTGGCTGCTATTGCTGCTACAGAGCTTGCTGTCGCTGAAGTTGCTGCTTCTGGTGGCGGGTTTCTTGCTTTTATTGGTTCAGCTATTGCTGGGTTGGCATCTTTTGCTGTTGGGTTGCTTAGTGTCGGCGGGTTGATGACTGCAATAGGTACTGCTCTTGGTATTACAGCAATTGTTGCTGCTATTGCTTTGGTTGTTGGTGGCGTTATGATGTTGATTGACGCTTTCCGCACAACAAAAGATAGTATGAAGCCTATTCATGAGGCTTTTAATCTTTTAAAAAATGCTTTTATAAATATTATTACTCCTATTAAAGATGCTATTTCTGTGATGCTTGGATTTGGCGATGGTAAGACAGCTAGTCAGGTTGGTAAAATTGGTGGTGTGATCAAAGCTATTGCTAAGTCTATTTCTGATTTTATAAATGAGAATGTTGTTCCGGCTATAAAAGTTGTTATGACTGCTGCTGCTAATGTTGTTCATGGGGTTATGCAATTTATTCAAGTATTTATTGAACTTTTTCATGGTAATTGGAAAAAGGCACTTGGTTTATTGGTTTCTTCTCTTGGGACTATTCTTAGAGCAGCATTGAATGTTGTTAAGTTTGTTGTTGATAAATGGATTGATCTTTGGCTCTTTACTATTAATGCAACTATAGATTTATTTTTTGGGTTGGATATGGCTATCAAGAAAGCTGTTGGTGGTGCTATTCAATGGGTTGCAGAGAAGCTTGCTGATTTGATTGATATGCTTCCTTCATGGGTGCCGTTTGCTCATGAAGGTGCTGGTGCTTTGAGAACAGTTGGTAAGGCTGTTAGCGATTTTGCTGATGGGGCTGCTAATGTTGAAAAGAAAATTGCTAAGGGGCTTAAGGGTGGCATTGGGGCAATTGTTGGGATAGGTAAAAAAGGTATAGATGGTGTTTTTAATACTATTGATACTGGTTTAAATGCAGTTACTCAAGGCTGGGTTAAAAATATTGATGGTGCTAGCAAAAAAATTAAATATAAGGCACAAGGTGACGCACCGGAGATATCTGAAATTTTCACTTCTGCTTTGGGTTCTGGAATTGATAAAGCAGCTGGTGCTGTTTCTGGTAAGCTTAAGGATTTGGCGCAAAAATTTATTGATTCTGTTTTAGGTATTGTTTCTACTTCTATAAAAGATGTTGTTGATGAGATGGTTAAAGCATTGGAATCTCAGAAGAGTGCCGCTATGGCTGTTTACGATGCTCAGTTGGCTACTTTGGATAAGTTAGAAAAGGCTGAGGCTTCTTTGACTGCTGAGATGCAGTATCAGTCTGATCGTCGTAAAATGATTGCTGAGCGGGCTTTGCAAGTTCAGAATTATCAAAGAAATCGTGCTCTGGCTATATATGAAGGTCGTATTGATGATGCTCGTGTTTTGTCTTTGGAGGAATCTAGTAACAAGATTTCTTTTGATGATTCTGTTGCAAAAATTGATAGTGATCGTCAGAAAACTCTTGCTAAAGAAAATCTTGATGCTTTAAAGAAAGCTATTGAAGAGTCTAAGTCTTTAGCGTCCAAATTTTTTGATGATAGTGTTCAGCAATTTAAGGATGCTGCTAATTTAATAACAAAGTTCCCTCCTCAAACAGTTGAGCAGTATGGTGTTCAGCTTGATATGTTGAATGCTGTTGCTTCTCAGGCTGCTACTAAAAATGGTGAAACTTTTGGCGAGATGATGAAGCAGATGGTTACTCATCTGGCTGATGATATACCTAATCAGGGTGTTCCTGTTTTTACAACTTCTTTGGATCAACTTGTTGCTGTTGCTGAAAGTAAGTATGGTCTTAGTTCTACTGGCCCTGATGGAACTATTATTGGTGCTACTATTGGAATGTTGATGGGTATTTCTGGTCAGATTACTGGGAATGCTACTGATATTGTTAATCATTTTGGTGCCATTGTCACTGATATACAGGGTGTTTCGTCTGTTGGTTTTGATGTTCTTGCTAATGATATTATTACTCCTGCTTTGGATAATTTGGCTCAAATTTTTGTTGATCATAATCCTTTTAAAGTTTTTGCTGATGCTATTTTGGAAGCTAATTATCGTATGCTTTTGGATTTGACAAAGATTTTTGGTGGTGCTGGTAGTGTTGTTGATGCTCTTGGTGCTAAGCTTGATGGTCTTGTTGTTAAGTATACTTTGGCAAATGAAGCTGCTGCTGCTGGTGCTGGTGGTGGTGGTGGCGGTGGCGGTGGCGGTAGTCCTCCCGGCAAATATGTTGTTGATGGTGTTGATTACGCCAATCCGGCAGTTTGGAATGGAAGTGCTGGGCTTACTGGATATGGTGCTGCTGAGTCTAATCGTTATGTTCAGATTGGTGCAGTTAGAGTAAAATTAGAAGCCGGGACAAGGATGGTTATTAATCCTGTCGGCAAATTTAATGGTGGTATCATCCCTGCGTTCGCTAATGGTGGTTACAATGTTCCCGGTCCAGAATCTCAAGGTGTTCATGCGTTATTGCATGGTGGTGAATTTGTTATTAATGCTGCTGCTGTAAAGAATATTGGTATGGCTACTTTGACGGGACTTAATAACATGCGTTATAGGGATGTGCCTAAGAATCCTGATTATAAGGTTTCTTCTGGATCGACTACCAATAGTACTGTTAATATTATTGTTGATAATTTTATTGGTGAAGATCAGTGGTTTAATGAATTGGTTAGTAAGTATAATATGAATGTTGTCCCTCGTAATCAAAAAAATGCGGGGTTGGAGGGCAGAGTATTAACTTCTTATAGTGGTCTTTCTAGGGGTATGTGATGCCTATTAATGCTCTTATAACTATTAATGGTACTGAAGTTACTGAACATGGTAGAGTGTTTAGTGATTCTGTTATTTTGAATAATAATATTGTTGAGTTGGCTAATGGTAATTCTAAAATATTTTATAAGCCAACTAAGAAAACTTTTAAGTTTGCTTGGACTTATGTGCCTGATAAAGCTGCGGTTACTGTCGATTCTAGGGTTGGTAGGGATTTTTTAAATAGTTTGATGTACCCTAATGGCTTGGTTACTTTGGGTATTCAATATAATGCTGTTGATAATTGGTTGTATTATACTTGTATGGTAAGTGATTATTCTGAATCTTTGATTCGTAATTCTCTTAATACTCAATGCCGGTATTATAATATTTCTCTTTCTTTGGAGAGTATTTCATGACAGCTTTTATTGACACATTTTATAGTATTTCTGTTAATGCTAATGGGCAACTTTTAAATGGTATTCCTGTTGATTCATATTCCAATATTGCTGGTGTTTCTTCTTTTGCAATATCTGGTCCTGTTGTTATTATGTCTGCTGCTGCTTCTGTGGCTGCTGCTGGTTCTATTGTTTCTTCTGCTGCCATTATTGCTGTTGTGGGTGTTTCAGGTATTTCTCTGTCGCCTAGAGTTTCTGTTGTTGCAACTACGCAAGTTGTTTATCCTATTGCTTCTTCTATTTCTAATAGATTTAGAGTTAAATTAAGTTTTGTTGATGTTTTTAGATCTGGGATTTTAGAAGATACTAGTACTATTAAACCATTTTTTAGTTTGGATGGTGTACCATTAACTGAGCATAATAGAATGTATAACTCTAGTTTGGAAATTAAAAAGGTTGTTAATAAAAGAAGTAATGGTTCTTCTGGTGTTTATTTTAAGACTGGTGGAACTAAGAAAACTTTTAAGTTAAGTTGGTCTTATGTGCCGGGTTCTAGTTTTAGTACTGTTGATTTGAATGCTGGTAGGGATTATATTTCGGCTAAAGCTGCTGACCCTAAGGCTCATGTCCTTGTTATGAGAAATATTGACTCTAGTGGTTTGACACCGTATACTTCTAGTACGTATAATGTTTTTTTCACTGATTATAGTGAATCTTTAAAACGGCGGGATATTGGTTCCAATGAGTATTATTGGGATTGTTCTTGTGTATTGCAGGAGGTTTAGTGCAGACTACAAATAGTGATGGTAAGGTTTTAAGTAATTCGTTTGAGTCTGCGATTACGTCTTCTTCTCAATATGTGAAGCCTAAGGTTGTTGTTGATTTTCAGGATTCGCGACATTTGACTAATGTTGTTGTTTCTACTAATTCTGATTATTCTTCGCAGTTTCCTTCTTCTTTTTCTTCTGTTGATGGTAAGACTGTTTCTATTCTTTCTACTTCTGGTGCTAATACTTTTGCTGCTGACGGATTTTTGGCTTTGCCGGGTGTTACTGGTAATTATGCCAAGGTTGAGGATTCTGCTGATTTAGATATTTTGGGTGTTGAGGGTACACATTTTTTATCTGTTACTAATGCTGGTAGTTCTAATTATGCGACCACTCCTGCTAATGCTGGTCTTGATTCTGTTGTTGATGATTTGGAACTTGTTTTTCGTGTTCGTGTTAATTCTATTACGGCTGCTGTTGATAATGCTTTGATTACTCGTGGTTATGCGGGTCAGTTTTTTGTTTCTATTAGGGCTTTTAATGTTTATTTGAGTACTACTATTGCTGGGGTTCGCACGGATCGTGCCTTGACGTATAATATTCCTTTGGGTACTACTGTTTGGTTGAAGATAACTAGAGCTTGGAGTTCTGGTGATATTTATGCTTATTATGCTGCGGATCAGTCTTTGGAGCCAACTTCTTGGACTCAGATTGGTACGTTAGGTACTCCGACTGGTACAACTCCTTCTGGTCATCTTACGCCTAGCACTGGTGTTGCTTGTAATATTGGGCAGGGTTGTGATGCCGATTTTTATCGTGTTGTTGTTCGTAATGGTATTAATGGTATTTCTGTTTATGATGCTGATTTCACTAAGGTTGCTATTGGTGCTACTTCTTTTAATGAGGGGTCTGCTTATAATGGTTCTGTTACTCTTAATGGTACTGTTGCTAAGATTGTTGATGGGTCAACTTTTTTAGCTCTTAATGGTCTTTCTGGTAGCTATGCGTCTATTCCTGATAATGCGGCGTATGACATTATTGGTACTGAAGCTACGTGTTTTTTATCTCTGGGTAAGACTTCTGCGACTACTGGTGGTTATGCTTCTGTTGCTCATAATACTAATTTGAATATTACTGGTGATCTTGAGCTTGTTTTTAGATTGTCTTTAGATGATTGGGCACCGGGCGGTTCTGTTAGTGATCGTTGGATTGGCGGTAAGTTAAATTTTGTTGCTGGTCAAGAAGCTTACTATGCGAGTATTGCTCAGAATGGTGCTATGAATTTGCATTATTCTGTTGATGGGGTTACCCTGCTTCAGGCACAATCTGGTGCAACTTTAGCTTTTGCTAAGGGTGCTATTGGTTGGGTGAGGGTTACTAGGGTTGCTGCTTCTGGTGCTGTTAGTTTTTGGTTTGCTGCTGATAATGGTCTTTCTACTGAGCCTACTTGGACTCAGCTTGGTACTACTATTACTGCTGGTGTTACTGCTGGTGCTTTGTTTGCTACGACTGCTGGCGCTTTGTATGTTGGGCCGGGTAATGCTGGTAATCAGGGTCCTTTTTCTGGTAGGTTTTATCGTGCTATTTTCCGTAATACGACTACTCCTACAACAGTTTTTGATATTAACTTTGCATTGTATGCTTTTGGTACTACTTCTTTTGGTTCTACTTCTGGTCATACCGTTACCCTGTCTACTAATGGTGCTAATTTTGTTGATGGCACAACTTTTTTAAGTGTTGAGGCGGGGCTTAGCGGTAATTATGCTTCTATCCCTTCTTCTACTGCTTTGGATATTACAGGTAATATTGAAATTGTTATGCGGTTATCTATGTGTCAATGGACTGGCGCTATAGCTCAGTCCATTATTTCTAGGTGGAATAATGGTGGCAACTTTGGACCGCGTATCACTAATGATGGGACTAACTGGATATATTATTGGACTACTGATGGCGTAACGAACTCTGGGCCAATAACTGTAGCAGTAAACTCTTCTCATTTCCCTAATGGTTCAACAAGGTGGGTTAGATTCAGATTTGCTGTTTCTAATAGTCAACTTTCAGTAGATTATGCTTTAGATAGTGAAGCTGAGCCTGCTACTTGGCTTTCTTCTGCTGTTTCTACTACTGGCGGTACAGTTACACAGAATGCTATTGGCACGAGTCCATTGATATTTGGGGCTACTGATCTTGGTGTTCAACCTTTAAATGGAAAAATTTATCGTGCGATTGTTCGTAATGGTTTTGATGGGCCAGCGGTGTGTGATGTGCATTTTTCTCGTCAGTTGCAGTTTGCTACTTCTTTTCTGGAGGTGGCTAATGGCGCTACTGTTTCTATGGTTGGGACTAGGGCGCGAATTGAGCGGATGAGGGATTTGGAGATTGTTGCTAGGGTTGAGGCTTCTTCTTGGAGGCCAACTGCTCTTAATATGATTGTTAATAAATGTAACTTTTCTCCTATGCAGTATTCTTATTCTATGTATATAAATACAACAGGGAATATACGTCTTGGATGGTCTTCTACTGGTGATTCCACTACTTCTAATAGAGATACTGCAAGCCCAACTGCTATACCTGTCCCATCTAGCGGGGCTTTGTGGCTTAAGGCAACTCTTGATGTTGATAATGGCGCTGGTGGGTATACTATTTCTTTTTGGTATGCTCCTGATCAAACAATGGAACCTACTAGTAGCTGGGTGAGTTTAGGGACAGTTTCTGCTACTAACTCTACTAGCATATATGCGGGGACTGCTCCTGTCCAGATTGGTGATCAGGATTCTGTTTCTCACAGCTTTCCTTTTGCAGGTAGGATTTATCAGGTTCTTGTTCGTAATGGTATTAGTTCTGCTTACCCTGTTTTGAATGCTGATTTCACCCGTCAAGTACAGTTCAATACTTCTTTTAGAGAGATGTCGCCCTATCAGGGTATTATTACTGTTGGTGGTACGGGTGCTCGTGTTGAGCGGCTTAGGGATATTGAAATTGTTTTCCGTATTGCTTTAGATACGTATGGTACTCATGTTAATAATCGTAGAATTTTTGTTAAGGGTTCACCTAATATATCTTATTTTGTTATTTGGTCTTCTGATGGTCGGTTGCAGTTATGGTGTAACCATGATGGCTCTACTTCTACTGATTATACTTATTTGACAGGCCCAATTTTGTATTCTGGGTTTGTTGATGGTCAAACTTATTGGTTTAGGCTTACTCGTTCTTCTACGTCTGGCACAGTCCAGTATGCACCAGATCAACCTTATGAACCTGTTGGCTCCCAGTGGATTACTTTAACACCTACTATTTTTACTGGTGGTGCTGCTATTAGTAGATTTAATTCACCATTTCCTAGTACAGCACCTTTTGGTATTGGTGCTTATGGCGATGGTGTTGTTAATGGTGCTTCCGGTAAATTTTATAATGTTATTATTCGTAATGGTATTGGTGGCACTCCGGTTTTGAATGTTAATTTTGCGGCTGCGGATCAGTTTCAAAATTTTAATTATTATTTTTCTAAAGATCAGGTTGTGAATGGTGTTGATTATGAAACGTTTGCTTGGGGTGTTGCTGGGGCGTTAGATAATTATGGCAAGGTCATTACTGCTGATGGGACGTATAGTGCTGTTCCTGCTGATCTTTCTGATAATTATAAGTATGGGTGGTGGTCGGCTTCTAAATCTGCGAGTAATGGTATTTTTGGTACTGCGCCTACTTTAACTTTGACTTTTACTGCTACCACTGTTAATAAAATTAAAGTTGTTACTTCTAGCATGTTTGGGCAGGTAAAGAGTTTTATTATTGCTGTTACTAGTGCTGCTGGCGGTGTTGTTTTGAATAAGACTTATACTTATGATACTGCTAATTATGAGTATGAAAAAATTATTAATTTGAATACAACTTATACTGATATTACTCAAATTGTTTTAACTGTGACTGCTACAAAAAATGGGTTTGATTATGCAAGATTTGTTGCTGTATCTCCTTTGTATCAGGTCGATATATCTCAGTATGCTATGAATGTTAGTGCTAATCGTATTCGTGATTTGCATGAGACTTCATTACCGATTGCTGGTACTTCTCAAACTAATGGTAGTATTTCTTTGGATAACAGTAGTAAGATTTTTAATCTGTTGAATTCTAGTTCTCAGTATGGAAAATTTTTGCAAAAAGATTTGAGGGTTTATATTTATAATGGTTGGAAAGTTTTAGATAATGTTGCTGAAACTATTCAAGCAAATTTAACTGCTTCTCTTGCTGCTTCTGGTGCTACTTCTTTAAGTGTTACTGGTGCCTATGATTTCCCTCTTGGCGATACTGGTGTTACTAATCTGGAATCTAATTATTATGTTGTTACTGTTGATAAGGGAACTAATCTTGAGGAAAAAATTCTTATTAAGAAAAAAGTTTCTGATGGTCAGCTAGATATTCAGCAGCGTGGGTATGCCAAAACTGACGCTGTTGCTCATTCGATTGGGGCGACTGTAACTTTTGATACTTTTGAATATGTTAATGTTGGTACTTTTTATATTGAAGATATTTCTAGCACTACTAATGGTATGAATGTTGATATCAATATTAACGACAAATTTAAGTTTTTAAATGATAAGATGCTTGATCGTGGGTTTTTTGTTCAGGATTCTACTGTTCCTGATGCTTTGAAAAATTTGTTGTATGTTGGTAATTTTCCTAGGAATAAGATGAAAAGTTTGGTTCGTTTCTCTGATAGTGCTGGGTCTAAGGGTTCCATTCTTCAGTTGAGGTGTGATGATCAATCTAAGAACACTGCTTCTCTTTACCCGTATCAGGGTGTGCGTGTGCGGATCTTTCAGCCTTCTGTGGGGTTTGAAAGTACGGTTAAAGATTTGCAGATTGATGCTTATGATAAGCAGTTGACTGATCTTGATAGGGCTTTGGGGTTGTCTGGTTCTGTTACACCTCAGTATGTTGCTAACTTTGCTACAGCATCTTTGGGTTCTTCTTTTGATCCTTCTTTAACTGTCACAACTATGACTAAAGGTTTTTATAATGGGGTTATGGATGGATATTATATTCCTACTACCACTAATTCTCTTTATGAAATTGGTGTGTCTTTTAATTATGGCGGGGTTCGTTTATACATAGATGATAATCTTGTTATTGACGCATGGAATACATTTACTTCTGCTAAGTATGCTTTTGGTACTTATAATTTTGTTGCTGGCAATCCTTATAAGATCAGATTGGAATTCTTCCACACATATTCTTATGTGACTGGGGCTTATGCTGGGTTTCCATTGGTTTTGTCTACGGGTGCGGCTAGGGTTGTTATTGGGTCTTCTGAGCTTTTAACTAATATTTTGAATGATGGTATTGGTAGTCGTGATCCTTCTATTGCAGTGGGTAGTTCTGGCCGTAATGTTAATCAGAATGCCGCTGTGCCTAGCCCCTATGTCGCATTTAGAAGTCCTGCTTCTATTGCATGGGATACGTTGGATAGTAGTATTGTTATTTCTAATACTGTTAGCACTGGTGCTGTTAACTCTTTTGTAAGAATTCCTTATCATTCTTCTTGGAATGCTAGTTTGTCTACTGCTTATCCTTCAACTGATTGGTCTGTTGAGGTTCTTTTTAAGTCTCCTAGCGGTGTATTGGGTGGTTCTGGTGAGTATGTAAGTAATTGGTCTAATGCTTCTTCTACTACTGGATTTGAGTTTTTTTATGTAGCTTCTACTAATCATGGGTTTAGAATTAAAACTTCTGCTGGTACTACAATTACTGCTACTAGCGCTATTGCTATGCCTGATGCGACTGGTTGGAATCATGTTATTGCTACATATAATACTTTTACTAATACTATATATTATTATGTTGATGGTGTTTTAAATGCGTCTGCGTCTTTAGTGACTGCTACTACTCCTGTTTGGGGTGCTAATGATTTGACTATTGGTGGTCGTGGCGCTGGGTTTGTTTCTGGTACTGGGGTTACTAAACCTACTTCTTCTGTTTCTGCTAATGGTATTAATTTGAATCTTGATGAACTTAATATTTATTCTATAACTTTGAGTGCTTCTGACGCTTTGGATAGGTATAGGGAAACACAGATTAAAGAGGTTCGTAGGTATCCATTTTTGTATGGGTTTAATGAGTCTGTTTTTCAGACTATGCAAAATATTTCTTTTGCTGATCTTGGTCGTATTTATATTGATGAAAATGAGAATGTTGTTTATGAACATTATTATGCGTATTTTGAACCAACCATTGCTCAGCATGCTAATATTCAACAATCTTTTGCTGATAGTAGTTTCATTATTGATAGTGATATAAAGACCCCTTTGCAAGTTAATAGTGTTGTTGTTAAGGTTTCTGGCACTTCTTCTAATATGATTGATACTCAATCTATTTGGCGTGCGCCTTCTCCTTCAACTCTGGGTGTTGTCTCTTTGACTTCTTCTTTGGATAGTTCTTCTAATACTGTTTTGGCTAGTAGTTTTGATATTGTTCCTTTTGCCAAGGCGGGGTATTTTGTTATTGATAAAGAAATCATGAAGTATTCTGGTATCACACAGAATTCGTTTACTGGGGTCGAGCGTGGTGTGTTGAATACGACTGCTTCTGCTCATACTTCTGGTTCTAAAATTCGTGAAGTGTTGTGGTTTAATTTTGAGTATGATAAGCATCCTGTTTTGTCTATTAAGAGTCCTTTTATTACTGGTATTCTTTTTGAAGATCCTAATGAGATAGATATTTTTACTTGGCAAACTTCTCCTTATAAAGCTAATTTAGTTATTTCTGCTTCTAATACTGTTAATGCTAATAGTGTTGTGTTTGCTGAGGGTACGAATCCTTTAACTAAGAAAGTTTCTTATTTGTCTATTGCTGGGATTCCTGTTCAGATAAGTCAGAATAAAACTCAAATTCAGGAACAGAAAGCTGTTAATAGTGAGAATCGTAGGAAGTTTGGGTTGAAGGAAGTTGTTATTGATAGTCCATTTATTAGTGATGTGGCTCAAGCTCAGGAGTTAGCTTCTTTTATTATTTCTAAGCTTTCTGAGCCTATTCCGCTTATGTCTATGAATACTGTTTTAACTCCCAAGATTCAAGTTGGTGATAGGATTCGTATTACTTCTTTGGATCAGTTTGATGTTGTTAATTCTGATTTTTGGGTTTCTTCTATAAATGTCACTATGGGTGGATCGTATTCTCAGCAGTTAGAGTTAAGGAAGGTGGTGTAATGTCTTCATCTGGGATTCCTGAAACAGGGGTAACATTTTTTAAATTTGGTGGTCATAGCCATGATGGTGTTAATTCTTCTGAAATAAATACTGCTAGTTATAGTATTTTTGATTTTGGTACTGGTATTAATACTCCTAATGGCGATTCTGCTAGGGAGGCTTCCAGAAATCTTAATAAGATTCGGTTTAATGGGTATATTGCTAATCTTATTTCTTCTCAGATTTTAGCTCCTGCTGGCATTGTTCTTGCTGAGAATACTGTTACTGGTAGAACTATTGGTGCTAGAGAAATTACTGCGGATAAGATTGTTGCTAATACTATTACTGCGAATGAGGTTGCTGCTAATACTCTTACTGCGGATCAAATTGCTTCTAATACAATAACTGCTGATGAGTTAGTCACTAATCTTATTTTGGTTAATAATGTTATTAAAAGCAATAATTATGTTGCCGGGTCTGCTGGTTGGAGTATTTCTAATACTGGTGCCGCAGAGTTCTCTGGTGCTACGTTTAGGGGGACTATTGCTGCTAATGCTGGAAACATTGGTGGTTGGAATATTACTGCTACTAGCATTTCTTCTGGCAATACAACTTTGTGGTCTAACGGTGATTTTCGTTCTTCTGGAACTTTTTCTACTGTTGTATCTGGTATAACTGGTATTGCTACTTTAACAAATAGTTCTATTACTGGTGGTAATGTTAACAATGCTAGGGTAGCGAGCGGTACAACTTTTTCTGCTAATAGTACTGGCTATATGACTTCTTTGGATGGAAATATTTCTGGTATTACTGTTGGGACAACTCAATTTGGTACAGGAACTGTTGCTTTTACATCTACGGGGTTTGTCAGTGGTTCTAAAAGTACTGAAGGCGTTGTTATGTCGAATACAGGACAACTAGTTTTTACTAGTAATTCTACTAATGTTACTGCTATGACTCCTAGCAATGTTGCTAGTGATCGTAAATTGGTTTTTAGTATTGCAAACTCTTATGTTTTTGATGCAGTAACTAACTTTACTATTGGTCCTTCTTCTGGCGGTACGACAGCTATTAAGGCCAATTTACCTATTAGTGCAGGTACTGGTGTTGTTATAGATACAAATGGTATTATTTCTAGGGTTTCGTCTAGGCGGCACCAGAAATATAATATTGAATCTTTAACCAATAGTGTTAACATGATTAAACAAATTAATCCTGTTACTTACAAATGGAGATATAATGCTTTGGAACCTGATTGGGTTAAATTTTTAAAAGATTCAGATCCAAAATTTGGTTTTATTGTTGAGGAATTAGAAGAAGTTCATAAAGGTTTAGTTGTATATGATTACATAGGTGACTCAAATGATTCACCGGAGCAAAAATTTAGTGATCCTATTAACTTTACTGTTTCTATGTTTGATCCGAATGCTATAATTAGTGTTACAGTGGGTGCTGTGAAAGAACTGATTGAAAATATTGAAAGTTTGGAAGCAAGGATCATTGCTTTGGAAGGGCTAGTGGGAGGCTGATATGGCGCTTAAAGATTATGGTAGTTCTAAAAATACTTTAGGGTACTTCGATAAAATTATTGGTGATACTGACGGTGTAGGACTTTTTGTTTTCACTGGCGCTGCTCATATAGATCCGCACCAGCAAGCTGATGGCCGGTGTGATGAGGGAGCGGTTGGCCCTATTGCTTTTACTTGGACAGGCCAAACTCCGTATGCTCTACCGCTTCCTTTGAAGTCGTATAGCAATATTAAATATGTAAAACCTATTATTGATCATTCTCCAGATTTTTATATTATTTATGGAGAGGGGCAAGAGACAAAACTAGAGATGATGCAAAGAACATATGATACTTTGCCATCGTGGCAACAAGAAGCTTTGGATAAGGGCTTTACTCCACCGCATGAGTATGTTGATGCAACTCATATTGAAGATGCTCTTATCCCTATTTGGCCTCAAAGATGTGCTCGTACTCTTGGTGAACTTTTTAAGCTTATTATTGAGTGGGCTGAAGTTGCTAAGGAGCCTTTTAATAATACCGAGCAGGCTGCGCTTATTTGTACTTGTATTTTAGAAAAGTTAGCTATGCCTGATGATGTTAAGGCTGAACTTATTGAGCAGTATCCTGATAGCCATGTGGCTATGTATATTCGTGGTAATGAGAATGCTACTCAACGCCCTGAAGGTATCCCTAATATTCCTCCTCTTTTTGATGATTGGATTACTGAAATTATGTTAAATTACCCTTACCGTGGCCCTATCAGGTCTATGTAATTTTGTTATTTTGAGGTATAATTGATTTATGGCTTATGAAAATTATCTTTTTGTTTCTTGGACTGATGGTACTCCTTTAACTGGTACTCGTTTAGCTCAAATGTCCACTAATATAGAACAAGTTAAAGATGTTGTTGACGATAAAGCTACTGGCGTTATTAGACTTAATGAAGTTACTTCGGCTGTTCCAAATACAACTCCGGGGTATACTGATTTTGCTGAGCATGAAATAATTTATCTTCGTGATGATTCTACTACTGGTGGTTCTGATCGTAGAGTGAGTATAAGTGCTAATCGTTATTATAAAGTTAATCTTAATATTCCATCTATCGCTATTTTGGCTGCTGGTGGAGAAGACGCTAAATATACTTTAAGTGTATATTCGGGTGCTAATATTGCTGATAGCGGCAAGTTGCTTCTTGGATCATGGGATGCTTCTCCTCCTCCTTATACTTATATTAATGTTGCTAGTGCTGCTCCTGTTATTACTAATGCAGCCTTAAAAACAACCACTTATCCTACTAAAATTGGTGGTGGTACTTTTTCAATTGTTAAGTCTACGACTACAGCCGTTATTAATCAAAGTTTTTTTGCTAGTGTTGCTAGAACTGTTGGTTCAAGTAGTAATAATGCTACGGGTTGGCGAGTAGACGCTGGGGTTACAAGTCCAATTCAGTTCTCTGTGGAAGATGCTGGCGGCGTTTGATAATGGCTTCCGATAAGGAACTTGCCTCTAAGCGTAAAGATATTAAATGGACACCTAAGAACAACGTTGGTGCTAGCAACCCCAATTTTGCTGGTGGCAAATATATTGATGATAAAGGCTATGTGAGAGTTTTGTTGCCTGATCATCCTCGCAATATTAAGGGTTATGTTTATGAGCATAGGCTTGTTATGGAAAAGTATCTTGATCGGTATCTTAAACATTGGGAAACTGTTCATCATATTAATGAAATTAAGACTGACAATAGGATAGAAAATTTTTATCTTTGTATGCCTAAAGAACATAGTGCTATTCATATGGAAGGTCGTAGAACCGATATGAAGCAACGAGACAAGATGCGTGAGAACGCTCGCAACGTGAAGCCTCATACCTTGAAGAGGGATTACCGTAAGAAGAAGAATTTTTCTAATATCTCTTATAACGAGTGATGCGGTCGGTTCGGTGTGGTACTATGTCTTTTGTATTTGATATCGTTTTTTAATTGACATTGTTTGTTTTGTTGTTTTTTTGTTGATACTGCGATTTCATTTTTAAAATTATTTTAGGAGATACATGAAGCAATGTGAAGGTGCGAATTGCGAACTTGAGTTCGATCCCAATTCACCGAACCAAAAGTATGCTCATCCAACTTGTCGTAAGTCCATTGATAGTTTGGGTCTGTGCAGATTTCGCAAGGATAATGGTATCGTAGCTATCCCCGATTCTGATGTTGGTGGCGAAGTTATCGCTTCAAATCAAGATTTGAGAGTTGCGTACTCTAAACTGCTTTCTGAGTATGAGAAGCTTAAAACGAAGCAGGACGAGCTTACAAGCGCTGTTTACCGTGCTGTTAAGGATGGGATTGATTTAGATAATTATCAGCCTATTAAGCGTAAGAGCGATGGTGTGTCTTTTTCTAAGGCTACGGCTAAGGATGGTTCTAGTGAGGAAGTCGCTGTTGCTATTCTTGCCGATTGGCAGTTGGCAAAGATTACTCCTGATTATAACTCTTTGGTTTGTGAGCAAAGGATTGAGTTGTATGCTGAAAAAGTTATTGAGTTAACAAATATTCAGCGTGCTGATCATCCTGTTAATAAGCTTCATGTTTGGGCTTTGGGTGATATTGTTGAGGGTGAGCTTATTTTCCCCGGTCAATCATTTTTAATTGATGGCGGTATTTATAGGCAGGTTACTGTTGATGGGCCTCGTATTATTAAGAACTTTCTTAACAAGATGTTAGAACATTTTGATGAAGTAGTTTTTACTGGCATCATTGGTAATCATGGTGCTATTGGTGGTCGTGGTCGTAGGGATCATGATCCTGAAACTAATGCTGATCGTATGTTGTATCGTGTTGTCAGTTTGATGTTTGAGAAGGAGCCTCGTATCTCTTTCAATATCCCTGACGGTCGTGGTGAGCGTAATTGGTACGCCATCCCAAAGATCGGTAATTATAAGGCTTTGCTTTGTCATGGTGATCAGTTTGGTAGTTTGTCAACTTTCTATGCTTTCCAGAAGAAAGCATATGGTTGGAAGGTTGGCGCTATTGATGAAGATTTTGACGATATTTATATTGGTCATTTTCATACACCAACGAAGATGACGTTTAACACTATCCAGTTAAGAATTTCTGGTAGTCCTGAGTCTACGAACACTTATGCTATTGAAGCTTTAGCGGCGATAGGTCGCCCTTCTCAGCAGTTGGTGTTCGTACATCCCGAAAAGGGAATTGTAACAGGTGAATATACCTGTTGGTTATAGGAGAAAATTATGAGCGTATTGACTAAAGATATTATTGAAAGAGCGTTTTGGACGGCGTTGCAGGCTTTTGTTGCTGTGTATGCTGTTGGTGGTGTTGGCGGTTCTGCTGCGGCTAAGGCTGGGGCTATTGCTGCTGTTGCTGCTGGCATTAGCGTTATTAAGGGTGCACTTGCATCGAAAATCGGTAACCCCGATTCTGCTTCTAGCGTACCTAGTATCTAATGAAGCAACCTCCTTTTAAATTGATTTGCAAGAAGTGTGGCGGTTTAAAAGGTCTTGGTGATGAGTATTACTCTTTAGAAGAATACTGGGTGGACGTTACTTGTGTGAAGTGCGGTCATTCGGTTGATTCTACTGTTAAAGGGG